GAAATTGGTAACTTATCATACATGGCACCATACTCAGGAAGATAAGTCTCAAAATAAAACGCACGACCCTGTATGGACTTTGCAGTTACCCATAAACCTTCCACAAACTCACCAAAGCCTGATTGAAAGTCTGTCAAATATTCTTTTCGCACCCAAACCTTCTTGGTGGGTAAATTTGCTATGTAGTTTGCCATTCGTCAAAGAAGTTAGAAATTTCGTATCCGTCGAGTTTTGATTTATAATCTGTAGATTCACCCAGATAATAGTAATCATAACCTAATCTTTTATATAATGCAATCTCATTCTTATTCGCCACATGTCCAAGACTTAACTTTTTATTCTTATAATTCCATGCAAACTGATCACCCCATACACTATTGACACTCTTGAACTTGTATGCCAGAGTAAATGCAGCTAATTCATTCCCATCATAATAACCGATGATGTCCGTGTGAGGTATTTCAAACTCTTCACGAAAGATCGGCACAGTGTCTTCAAAACCTTTATAGAGAATATACTCCTTATAGATCTCAAAACACCTTTCAAAAGAAGAACTATCAAGAATACGGTAGTTGTGGTATTCCTGATAGTTTGTATCCTTAAGTCGAATGCGACAATACATTATCGCCCTTGACCTCGATATTTCTTTTTACGACCATTTCGACTGGTTGCAGCTAACTTCGTACGTTCGGATTGTCCCTGTCTTGTTTTCTTTGGACGACCTTCAATACTATTTCCTGTATTAAAACGAACTGCCATTTATTTCTCCTCTTTCATATCAATCACTTCAACTTCATCTGGATCAATTGCGCCTGGCACACCTTCATCAAATCGTTGAACTAATATC